TAATGCATTAGATATAGCTTTTCCTCCAATGGAACCTATCGATACGATTTATTCAAAAGTTGTAACTGATAAAGAATTAAATGTTTCGATTCGTGTAACACGTCAAGGTGATGCGGTAAATGATATTAACTTTTTCCGTATAGACGTATTGCAAGGGGTTGCTTGGCATCCAGAGTATGCGATTAAGGTTCTTTCTTAATCGTCTTTAACCGAACGGTTACTTTAGGCCTAATAAACCGTTCGGTTTAATTTGATAAAAAAAGTTTTGTATTGGGACAAAAAAGAAGAAAATTTTTTCCAGCTTTGTCCTATTTTGAAGACTTCTTATGTATGTGAGGAATCTATGAGAACAGTTTTATATAGTCCTAATTACAAGCCTGTCACCTTAGATGATGATTCATTATGTAAAAAAATGATTGATAGTGGCGAATGGTTTGAAAGCCCTTTTGAATTAGGTGCAAAGAATAAAAAAGGCGGTCTTTCAGAATTTAGAGCAAAGAAAAGCCCTAAAAATGTAAAATTGGGTAAAATTAATGCGAACAGCTAATGATTTAATTGTCGATGCATTATATTTCTGTGGGGAATATGCGCCCGATGAATTACCAACTGCAGCGCAAATTCAACGCGGATTAATTACGCTTAATGAATTATTAGATAATTTTTCTGCTACTTCAATCTACATTCCTCTCACAACACAGATAAATTTTGTGACGACCTCAGGAAAAGCAGATTATACAGTTTCAGATGATGTTCCAGCTGATATTAACAGTCCTTTAATAATTCAAATCGAATTTGGTTCAGTTTCTCAAGATGGTTCAACCTTAATTTATCCAGTTAAACCAATTAATAGAACTCAATTATTTGATAATACAAGATATACGGGAGTAGCACTCAGACCAGGATATGTTTTACTAGAAAACCAATCATTGGTTTCGACGGTGACCCTGGTCCCTACTCCCGATATAAATTACAACATTACTTTACGGGTAAAGCAACAATTAGATGAATTAGGATTATTAGATTTTTTAGATGAAGTACCTAAATCATCGCAGCGCTTTTTAAAATATGCATTAGCGCGCGAATTATGCAATACATTTCCTTCCGCCAACTGGACAGCGGCTGCCGAAGAAGAATATCAAAATCTTTATCAAAGATATCGTTCTAGTAATGACATTGATATGCAAGTACGTGTAAGCGATATCTTGAATAGAAAAATTGGAAATACTTATTTTAATTATCCTTTTGGTTAAATATGAAATTAGATACTCAAGAAAGAGAATTACAGATACCTATCACAGGCGGATATGGAATATCTCGCGCTCCATTTGTCAACTCTCAAAATCTAATTAATATGTATGTTTCTTATAATTCTTCTAGAAAAAAGAATTTTTTATCTTATTCATCTGGTATAACTACACCTATACAAATTCCAGTTGGTTCTGAAATTAGAGCATTATATGCATTTAATAATAGATTATATGGAGTTTGTTCCGACACAGTTTTTTTCTTAGATACGGCATTGGTTTATAATTTTATCGGAAATATAACTACATCAACAGGTTATGTAGGAATTTCATCTAATAATGCACAGCAAGTTTCATTTGTAGATGGTGTTCAAGCATGGATTTTTGATCCAACTGTTCCTAGTTTTTTACCTGTAACAACCCCCAGTAATCCACCTCAACCATTAGATATTACATTTTTAGATGGATATTTTATTATCGCAAGTGGATTTCAGAATAATTTTTTCGTATCTGCTTTAAATAATGGAATGAGTTATGATCCACTTCAATTTGCTATTTTTCAATCTGTTCCAGACACTTTGGTCGCTTGTAGAACATTTAAAAGAAGACTTTATTTATTTGGAAATATTTCCACAGAAGTTTGGACTGATTCAGGTACCCCTGACTTTCCATTGCGTCGTGATAATACGATATTACTGGAACATGGCGTTTATTCGCCTAAAACAATATCTCAAGGATTTGAAAGATTAGTTTATTTATCTCAAGATAAAAATGGTTCTTCCTCGGTTATGTTAAATACAGGTTATTTACCACAAAAAATAAGTACACCTGAAGTAGAATATACCATTCAAAATTTAGTTAATAATGCTGATGCAGATGGATTCTTGTATAGAGAAAATGGGGATGTATTTTATCAATTAAATTTTACACAAGGAAATTTAACGCTTTTATATAATTTTACTACTGATACATGGTCTCAATTAAGAACAGAAGCATTAAACAGACATCCTGGAAGAGTACATGCATTTTTTAATAATAATCATTATATGGGAGATTTTAGTCAGCCTTATATTTATCCATTCTCACATCAATATTTAAATAATGATGGAACAGTAGCTACTAGAACTATCATAACACCCCCTTTAAGAACAGAAAACTTCCATAGATTTAGATATGACAGGATTCAATTAAAAGTTAATGCTGGAACAGGAACTTCAACTTTTACAAATGATTATGATCCAATTGTTTACTTAAGTCTTTCTAAAAATGCTGGTTTGACTTTTGGAAATAGAATTCAAGCAGAAGTTGGAAAAATAGGTCAATTCGAACATCGATGTATTTGGAGAAATTTAGGAGTTTCAAGAGATTTTTGTATGAAGTTCGAATTTTATCATGATTTGCCTTTTTATGTAGATAGTTGTTCTGCATATGGGGAATTAATGCCCGAGTAAATTATGGCACGTTTAATATCTCAACCACCGATTCCAGAATCACCTGTCAGGCAAGATAAATTAACATCCAATTGGTGGAAATATTTTTCAGAGCAATCTGAAACAATAGCTCAATATTTAACAAGTGAAAGATATTATGAAGTTCCATTAGATGCAACAAAAATTAGAAGTGTTGGAACATTTCAGGTACCAAAATTTACTACGGGTCAAAGAGATAATTTGGTTAGTGTGGCTGATTCAACGATTATTTATAACACAACAACGAATACTTTTCAAGGCAGAGCAGCAGGAGTTTGGATTGATTTATCTTAAAGAGAAAGATTTTAAAGTAGAAAAAACAAGAAATGTCGATGAGATAGCTTCTATCGCATTTCATGATGAAATTTGGCCTAAATTAACAAATCCAAAAACGCCAAAAACTAAAGATATATTTAAAAATAAAAATGGTCATTTTTATATATTCAAAAATAATGCAGAAGAATTGATGGGAATCGTAGTATTTTCAATAATTGCACCCAATTTGCATATTGTTGATATAGGTTCGATTAGTAAATTTAGAGGAAGCTTAATTTATAAATGTGGAAGTCTTGCCTTAAAAATGCATGAAGAAATATTTAATAAGCCGATCATTTTGGGACAGATTAGATTAAGCAATAAGCAAAGTTTACATTTTGCTTTGAAACATGGTTTTAAGATCATTGCTACCGATAATCATTATTTTCACGTAGAGAAACTTGAGGAATAGATTATGATGCAAGGCGCTCAACAACCTTTAAAAAGTGCAATAATTCCTGGTGCTGTTCAAAATGCAGGTGCGGGTGCCCAGGGTAAAGAGGGTAAAAATGGAGCAGGGGGTGCCATTAATAATATATCAGGTGGCGCATCAGGCATGAAAGGAGGAAAAGATGCTTCCAATATTATGAATCAAGGAATTGATTGGGCTAAAAATGCTTTTAATCAGGGTGTTGGAGGTCTTACACCTTATAATCAAGCGGGTCAAGGTGCAATTAGTGATTTACAAAAATATTTACAACAATTCAAAGACCCAACAGGTTATATAAATGGAATTATGAAGAATTGGCAAATGTCGCCTCAAGCTCAATTGCAACTTCAACAAGGAACAAAATCAGCAAATCAAGCTTCAGCTGCTTCTGGAATGTCAGGAAGTGGTGCCGCTCAAAAAGCTTTAATGAATTATGGACAACAAGTCACAAATGCAGATCAGCAACAATATTTAAACAATATCATGGGAATAAATCAAAATTATGCAGGTGGTTTAAATTCATTAGCGGGGATTGGATTAAATGCGGGCGGCGATATATTAAATGGCGATATTTCGCAAAGTGGAAATATGGAAAGAATGATGTCTGATAAGGGAACAGCAAAAACAGGTGAAGATGCAGGAAAAGGAAATGTAGCTAATGGAGTAATGAATGCTGGTAAGGGTTTGGCGTCTGATATTGGTTCAATTATTTAGGAGGACTCTATGTCATTTCGTTTTCCTTATAATCCAGCAACTTTACCATCAGATTATGCTAATAATTATACTGCTGGAAATGTGGCAGCCGCTTCAAATTATGATGTTTTTATTAAAGCTGCCCTTGCTCATATGCAAAAAGTAGCTGCTCAGTATGCGCAACCTTTAGCTCAGCAGAATTTATTGGCTCAAACTGCAAATACACAAAAAGCGCAGGAAGATGCCAACACAGAAGCGGCTATTAGACAGGCTAATATTAACCTTCTAAAAGCTCAAGGTGGTGCTCAAGGTGGATTAGCTAATTTATATGGTTCTCAAGCTCAAGAA